TCATGCCTCTCTCCTTTTCAGAATCGTCAGCGCTGGTGCGCGAGAGTCTGTTGCTGATACCTTGTTTGCCGCCTCAATGAGCTGATCCAGTTCTGCTGCCGAGTAGTGACTGGTGATGCTTCCGTTTTTGTGGCCGAGCAATGCTTTCCGATCTTCCTCTGTCACGCCCGCGGCACGTAGCCTTCTCCCAAAAGTGTGCTTCAAGTCGTGAATGCGGATTCTGGCAAAGCCATCATGCGCCGGACTCAGGAACTTCTCCTGCCACTTCTTCGCTGCCCTGACCCTGGCTTTCTTCCAAACCGAGTCATTCATGCGATGCACCGTTGTTTCATTTCCCTCGCCATCAGGCTTGCCAAATGGGAAAACGTAGAGCGGGTGCTTTCCACGCTGCCTCTCGATCACCGACTTGGCCACGTCATTCAAAACGACCAGACGCTCGTCTCGGTTCTTTACGCCAGACCTGGCGCTTCGCCCACCAAAGCCGGCGGGTATCAGAAATACGCTCGTTCCCAGTTCCGGCACCGCAATTTCCCAATTCCACTGAAGCTTGCACACCTCCTGCTCCCGGCACCCCGTGTTGACCTTGAACATCGCCATGGTCTGCAGGTGAGCTGGAAGCTCGGCGAACAGGATCGATTGCTCTTCCCACGAAAGCGGGTAGGGCTTTCGGCTGTTCGTTCGTTCATCAAGCAGTGAAGTCATCGGCACCACGTCCAGCAGCGGCCGGCGTTCCTCGGCACATCGCCGACCAGTGTGAGATCAGCAGGCGCTCTGTCATGAACCATATCACCGCCTTGTGCGAGGTTGGCTTGCTTCGCAAGGAGACTCGGAAGGGCAACTCGTCAAACGTCTACTTTCTGACCCTTGATGGTGGTGTACCTCCTGCAACAGGGGTAGTGCAGGAGATGCACCCAGAACCAGTCACTCTTCTGAACCGGTCATTGAACCAATTGCGCCCCAGGCTTCCGCCAAGGTCGCGACGGGTCAGGTCGTTCCATTCGCTGCCCAGCAGCCACGCTGTGAAATCCCGGCCGATATGCCGGGCCCCAAGGACCAGTCCTGCAAGACCTTCAAGGCCTGGGCCAACTACGCCATGGCTTACCGCAAGCGCCATGGTGCATGGCCGGTATGGAACGCCAGGGGCGCCGGGCAACTGGGCCAGGTCATCGACCGTCTTGGAATTAACGTCGCGCACCACGTCGCCCATATTTCCTGACCATCAACGACGTGCGACTCGTTTCGAACATGCACAGCATCGGCGACCTGCTGGCCAAGGCCGAGGCGTATCACACCCAGTGAGCCACCAATCGCCAGATGAACGGGACCACAGACCTAAACCAACTTCAGCGCTGCCGAGCAGGCCCTTGAAGCGCTTCGAGCCAAGAAGGCGGCAGCCCATGCTGAATGACGCACGGCAGGAACAACTGCTCCTGACTTGATGCGCCGGCATGGCGCCGTGAGTCGATGGTGAACGCGGCAGTGGCTGCCGGCCAGGTCACGGCGAAGAAAGATGAGAGCCGATCCTCCGACATGATCGTGATGAAAGACAGCTTCTACGACATGAACACCTGGGACAATGATGGTACGCCAGAGTCGACTCGACGCCGGTGGCGTCTGGATATCGGTCGATCTGCAGACGATCTGGTCAATGAGGCCTTGGCACATGCCGCCGACATTCTAGAGGCTGAAGGCTTACTGATTGAGCGGGCAGCGTAATCGCCTGCCGACATCAGTGAGCGGATGAGCGAAATTATTTCCATCCTGTCATTCCTATACGTTCTGAGGAGTGACGAACGAAACCCGGCCAAAGCGTAGGGTTTTTTGTGGGCGACGTAAGACTTTCTCCTTTAATATTTATTGATGGATTATAAATAAAATTAAAAAAATATTGCGCGAATTATATTTTGATGGGATTCTCTCTACGGATCGCAGCTCAGCGACTCATAGCGAGGATGTTCAAATGAATCAGGCGCATAAGCATCAGCTTCGTCATAAGCTCGACCAGCTTTGGCATGAGGGTGTCGTGAGAATCGACCGCTGGGAAATGCTGGCTATTTTTGAAAAGCAGCGAGTGACAATTGCAGACTGGCGGGATCTGAAAGAGGCATGGCGAAACATGCATGAAGATCCTGACGCGGCTGAGGATTTGGCTTATGTTGTGATCAAGAACGGCGATTCCCAGACGATACATGCTGGCTATGTCGTTTTCATCGCAGGCTCTCAGCAAGCATTCTGATTCATTTTCGTTCACCAGAATTTTCGAAGCCCCGTAATTATGCGGGGCTTTTTTTATGCTTCGGGTTTCACCTATAGCCAGGACAGCTCTCGGGATAGCCTGGACGTCGATAGCCGGATAGTGCAACGTACGAAATCTACGCTGGCAGCCCGCGCACTCTGACCTCACATGCTTGTAGAGTGGCGCGATCGATCGGATAGGGCGTCGGCGCCGGGAACGTTATCGGTAGGGTGAGATTTGTGGGGATGGGGAATAGCATACGAAATACTGGTTGTATATACAGTATTTTGCTGAGATAGTGATCCTACTCCTCGCGTTGCAAAGTAGTGAAAGCCAGCGTGTTGCTGGTACTGAGCTCTTGGATCGAGTGAGAGCCCTGAGCCCTGAGCCCTGAGCTTCGAGCCATCGCCTGTGAGCGACATGAAAGCGGAATCCTCCGCAAGTAATCATTCGACACAAAGGTGAAAAAATGGACGAAGTAAAAATCGGCAAAAACTACACCACCATTAGTCCTCTTAAGGGGGTGGTTCAGATCGTAGCTCCAGCACAGAACGTTGCTGGTGTGGTGATCCGTACATCGTGTATTGCCTCGGGCAAGGGAACTGTCAACGTCATTGCAGGCCTCAAGACGCCGACCGGGATCACCGATATCAGCCAGGCCGTCATCTTTGGTGCAAACGGCAATACAGCATCACCGGGCCACAGCTACGAGGCATTTATGCCTTACCCGTTGTTTATTCCTGCGAGCCAAGGTTTGTGGGTGGTTGGCGATGATGCTGGTAGCTCAGCTATCGCCCTCACTTGGGACATTTTGAGTTAAGTGTTTTTCATCAATGGCCAAGCTTATGCTTGGCCTTTCTGTGCTTTGGTGGCATTCCGCACTGACGTTGTAATGTGCCCTTGCTGCCCCCTTAACTCTCAAGGGCTCACCATTTCGGTGGGCCCTTTTTATTGCATCCTCTAACCACTATCAATCTCCCCGAAAGGGAGGAATCGAGTATGTCCAACATGCCAGAAAAGAACCCTGACCTGCGCAAGCTGTCAGTTGTCGAGATCGACGCAGCTAAGGCGCTGGGAAAAGAGATTGGTTCTTATCGCTGGTTCGCAGCTATGGAAGAAAAGGGAGAATCGGCCCGTGATCATATCGGGATGACTGCGCAGCGCGCGATAGAAGTGACGTCTTCATTTGGACTTGACCCCTTTGCCTATGGGGTCATCTGTCACGACGCCTGAGGAGAGCATCCAGGCAAGCCCAGTGGAAGGCGAAGACTCTATTGTTGTTCCAGCAGGTGATCGCTACAGCTTCAGAATTGACGAACTCAATCTGTTCCTTGTGGCAGGCTTCGAGGCGAGGCTTTCTGAGATCGAGTCAAAATTTCCATAGTGTTTACGCTTGTGTAGTAGATTGACTAGAGGACTTCCTTTTAGCGGGAAGGTGGACCTCAGGGGAACTTTAGGATCTGGGATGAGCGCATCAAGAATCGTTGCATTGGATGGGCTAAGAGGGGTTGCGGCTCTTATTGTTTTTGTAAGCCATTACAGTAACGAGACGGGATTGTTTGGAGGTATTTTAGGTTGGGGCGGCGGCCAGACAGGTGTTATGCTTTTTTTTCTTCTGTCTGGATTTCTTGTTTCTAATTTGCACATAAGTCAGAAGCTTGAATTATCATCTTTGTGGGTATACGCGGTTAGAAGGATATCGCGGGTATATCCGCTGTTCTTAATGGCCGCAGCACTTCCGGGATTATTGATTTTTTTAGAGTTCCCCGGGCAAGTAGCGATGTCGGGGATAAATTCTTTTGATAAGTATCTTGGGCAGGTCCTTCTATTGGATAGAGGGGAAAACGTATTCTGGACTATACAGATAGAGGTGCTATTTTACATTGCCTTTGTAGGTCTGTGGTTTGTGTTCGGTATTATTAACAAAGCGTCGTTCGTCTGTTTGGTTGTGGGTTTGGCGTTGTTGATTTGGTCGCTTGGGCCTTTGACAAGTCTGACATTCCTTCATACGGCCCATTACTTCCTTTTTGGAGTGTTATCCGCCTTGATGTATTGCGGTGGAGCTTTTAAATATTTACCGAGAATCATTTCAGTGGTTGGTCTTGTCTTGCTGCTAGCTATTCCGTTAACCTTTCCAAAAGTTTTTAAGTTGTTGTTTGGTGGAGATATTGTTTCATGGGAAAGTTCATTGATAATTGTGCAGCTTTTGATTGTTTTCAATATTGCGATAAGGGATAGGTATTGTTTGGAGTGGCTTTTGTCTTTAAGGCCGCTGGTCTGGCTAGGAAAGGTTTCGTATTCGGTTTATTTGATTCATTATTTTGTGATAAGCGGGGTGGTGTCGCTCACGACACCAAGTGATAACTACTTCTTGAATTTCACTATGGTGTTCGCCCTTGTGCTTGTTTTTTCTTGGGCTTCAAATTCTATACTTGAGCGTCCTATGCAGCGCGCTTTAGCAAGAGCTCTTCTTAATCGCGTAGAGCACCCAAGCTCCATAGTTAGAAATTAAGTAATATTCAAGCTTTTCCCTTTTATTAAGCCGCTCTATGAGCGGCTTTTTTATGGTGAAAAAATATCAATTACATCTGATGTCCAGACCTTGGAGCCGGGCGCGTGGGTGGAGTTTTTCGAACTCGACGCTACCGCGCTGGGCGCCGAGCTGTAGCGCTTTCACGGCTACCCCACAGCAGTCGTCGATCTACTGGCAGGGCGAGGAGTATTCGCTCAGGCCGATCCAGGCCGAGGGCTTCGAAATGACCGGGCAGGGTGCCCAGCCTATGCCGACCCTGTTCGTTGGCAACGTCGGCTGGTTCATTACGGCCCTGGTGCTGTACGTGGAGGATCTGGTGGGGGCGAAGTTGATCCGGCACCGGACCCTGGGCAAGTATCTGGACGGCCAGCCGGAGGCGGATCCGGAAAAGGACCTGCCACCGGACATCTGGTATGTCGAGCGCAAGGCCGCCGAGAACAACGAAATAGTGGAGTTCGAGCTGGCCTCGGCCCTGGACGTCGCAGGCGTTCAGCTACCGCGCCGGCATATCGTGGCCAACGTCTGCTGGTGGCTCAGCTGCGGCGGTTACCGCGGGCCGTACTGCGGCCTGGTGATTCGGGAGGGGCGAAAGGAGGTCTATGTGCCTTGCCGCAATACGGCCTCGACACCAAGCGAGCATTTCCGCCTTGCGCCCGAGGACTTCGCCGCCGCTGAGGATCGCGGCCAGGTGCTGTCGGTCGTGCATAGCCATCCAGACTACCCAGTAGCCCCCAGTGAGGCAGATCGCGTGTCCTGTGAGGCCTCCGGGCTTCCCTGGCACATCCTTGAGGTCCGCAGGGGCGATGACGAACAGGTGCGCGCAGGTGAGCTTGTGAGCTTCACGCCGGACGGCTACCAGGCCCGCTGATCGGCCGCAAGTTCGCCCATGGCGTGCACGACTGCTTGAGCATCGTCCTCGACTTCTACTGCCGCGAAATGGGCATCGACCTGGGCCAGTGCGAGCGGGAGGACGGGTGGTGGGAGAAGGGCCGGAACCTCTACCTGGGGAACCTGCCCGCGGCCGGGTTCGTTCAAGTCAGCGCCCCTCAGCATGGCGACATGGTGCTGATGCAGACTCGCTCGAAGGTGCCGAACCAGGCCGGGGTATATTTGGCCGACGAAGTCCTGAAGACCGAGCCCGAACACTTCCCGGCGCCGGGGACGATCCTGCATCACCTCTACAGCCGAGACAGCAAGCGGGACATCTATGGTGGTTATTGGCGGGAAGTTACGGTGAGCTACTGGCGGCATAAGTGTGTACAAACAACAGGAGCCGATCTGCTCAAATAAGGCTGCTCGTCAGGTGCAAAGAACCTTAACCTTGCCTTAGAATGAAGCTTTCCCGCCCTTCAAAGGAATGATTACGTGGTGAGCAACAACGCCATCTGCTGTCCGCACTGCCAAGGCCAAAATGTCCAGCTTCTTTCCGTCATCCATGCTGCTGGCACCTCTCATATACAAACAACCCACCAAGCGCAATCCCAATCCGGATTCGGACCAAGCGTGACCGTTGAAACTACAGGTCGGCACCAGACCCATTTGGCGGCAAGCGTCGGCCCACCTCCAGGTAAGCGCTTGCTTGGCCCCGTCATCCTTACGGGGGTGGGCGCCATCATCTTGTACGACGGCCTCAAGCTTATGAACACGTTCTGGGGCGTGGATTGGACGAGGTTTTTCATTGGCGCGATATTTATCACCGTCGGTGTGATCGGATTCGTTCGCCACTGGAAATTCAACGTCGCGCAGTACGACAAACTGGAAGAGTGGCGCCGCACTTGGATGTGTCATGCCTGCGGCACACGATTCCAGCCGTAAACGTTACAGAGAGGGCACCTTCGGGTGCCTTTCTTTTTTGTGGTTCTCAAACGACGCTTGGTGCTTAGCCGAATGCGGTACCGTAGTCGAAGCGAAAGCTTGGTGGTTGATTCGGAATTGCTGCGGTGACTGCTGGCGGCGTTACGCGCTAAACCTCAGTTACACCAAACCATCATCTCGCCTCGACGGAGTGTTGGTGTTGGCATTTTTTCAGGTATCACGTCGATGGTAGAGTTTCTCGTCTTTGAACAGGGATGCTCGCGATGTGAAGACAATGAAGCCGGTTCAGCCTTATTTGCTTGAGCCTCATGACACTGTTAATCCTGCCGATTTAGAGTGCTACTGCTTGACGGCCGGGGACAAGAGGCAAATTGAGGCCGCTATCGAAACGCACGGCGCCCGTTCTCTTGAAAACGTCACCAAGGGTGGGGCGATGCTGTAGCTTCGATTCCCCATGCGCTTCGCTGGAGAGGATGAGGAATATCTTCGCGCCTTATTCGCACCCGAAACTCTTGAGAAAAAGCCTTGGGATGGCCCTGATTACATCGTCATCAATAAACTCGAGCGCGACTCCAAAGGCGTCGTAGTGGTGGAAAGTTACTCCCCATTTCAGGACCGATTCTTAAAGTTGCCATATGAGAAAAGGCTTGATGGTTCGAGTGGGATCGTTGCCTACCAGTTCTGTGCAACGCTGCAGGCACGAAACTCACTTCGAGTGCTTCAGCGGCATGGTCGTCTTGCTACTGCTGACTTGCGGCTGTCAGTCCTTCTCAACACTGCCGCCTCGGGTGGTAGCAGTGGGGTGTCAGCCACCGCCGGCACCTGCGGCGTGGTTCATGGAGGCGCGCGAGCCGAACTTGCCCCTGCGGCTGCTCAACGAATTGTCGCCATCGCCGGAGACGGTGACCAAGGATTGATCGCCCTGGCGGCCTGTCAGAGCTACGTCAAAGAAATCGTTTCAACGAAGTGAAAAAGAGCGGTCGGGCCAGTTGCGTCAACATCTGACCCCGCCAATATTCTTACCGCAGCAGTGCGCGGGGATGTTGACCTAAACGAACTGGCTCGACTGCATCTGCGGTTCCAACACGAAAGCTGGGGGCCAGCAATCACAAGTTACTCAACTTCAAAACGCTTCATACACAGGTTTGGTGCAGTCTTCGTATACCACCTGGCAAGCCTTGCCTCCCGTGTCTACACACCACTGTTGAGCCACCTTGCGGGCCTCTTCAGGGTCTTTGGCACTGGCCAGACCAGCGCGGGACGGTCCGTCCTTGCTGCTGGGAACTACCCATGCGACACATTGGTTTCGATACGTAAAAATCACCTTGCAATCAGTCGCTCCCCGCCTGCTGCAATCCGACAAGGCCGACTTCTCGGCACTCTCCTTGCTGGGCCTGTTAACGGCAACGCCTGCATCTGCGGTTGCTCCAGATGAAGCGATTGCGCCCCAGGTTTTATGCCACTGCCCGACGGGCTCCTGCTCGCGGGAGCTCCCGCCAGCGCCTGGGATCGGAGCGCAGCCGCCAACCCCTTGATCGCCGATGGGATATTGCCCTGCAGGACACCTCCCCTCCGCATGTGCAATTGCCGGAAAGGCAAGAGCCAATAGCAAAAGCAAATTGGCCCCGTGAAGCGGTACTGTGCCCAACATAGACGATTTCATATAAACCTCAGTTTCACGCAGAGCCCATGTTTGCGCACTACTCACCCGATACGTTCCCTCGTGTTCCGGGATGTATCACCTATCGCTGATCGTCTTGAGGGCTGTTGTCCTCGGCCGCGTAGGGCCGTTCAGAAAAATAGTTTGGGTATGCCAGTTACGGCGGTCAACATAGGACGGATGTGCTAATGGCCCATAGCCGTTATCGATTGGGGCCGCAAACGTTATCTTGAGCTCTCAAAAAGGGCACCACCCCCCGCTCAGGTTTACCCTCGATTACGCATATAGGCTGGGAACAAATCAACCTGACTGGCGATTACGTCTGGCGGCAGGCCGCAAGCTGGAAGGCGGGAAGTTCAGGCCGGTACGACAGCTCGGAAAACGTTAGCGTGCGATTTTTTCCGAATTCTGTAGGCTCCCCTAGTCGCGCTTTTTTCATATCAAGTGAATTAGGGAGCGGTCGCGCTCAAGCTCATGCTCGGTCGATCAGTTCCGGCCCGTGATTCTTGACGTTACCGACGGCGGTGCTCACCTTGAACCATTCGAAGGTCTCGGCGGCTTCTCCCTGCTGTAACGCCATCTGTTCGGCGCGCTCCTTCGGAGTGGCCGGATCGAGCCATTCCCAGGCCAGTTCCGGCCCAAGCACTGCCGGCCGGCGGTCGTGGATATCGACCATGCCGCCGGCACTGTCGGCGGTGATGATCACAAAACCGTCGTGCTCCCCGTGACTTTCGTCTGGATCCGGCAGTTGTCCAATTGAGGCGCAGAGGATGGGGGAGCCGTCCCGGTGCCGGATCAAATAGGGCTGCTTCTTCGGGCCGCCGTCGTCCAGCCATTCAAACCAGTTGTCGATTGGGCATATGGCTCGGTGTGGCCAGATCTGGCGGAAGAAAGGCCCATGGGCCACTTTCTCGACACGGGCGTTTATCGCTGTAGCACGGTCGGTAGCCCAATGCGGCCGCCAGCCCCACGTCACAGGGTCTGCATAAAGCTTATCGCCGGCGACATGGAAGAGGGCGAGCTGCATTGTCGGCGCGGCGTTGTAGCGCCCCAGGGCTTGATCACCGACGCTATTGATCAGGGCCCCAGGCATGCCCAGGGCTGCGACGAAGTCGTGGATGTATCGGTACTGGGACAGTCTTTCGCACATGATCGCCCCTGGGGCAGTACGCAACTCTAAGACTATAGATCTCCGCTGCTAAGGTTCTGTAGATATTCAACTCAGGGTGTCTCTATGTTCTCTTTGCGGTACTTCTTGCCTGCGACGCACACGTCGGCCACGCTACCGGGCTTCTCAATCAGAATGTCATATTCACTTTCCGGGCGGGCTTCACTGTCATTTGATTTCGTTAGAAGCCACTGTTCTTTTTTTCCAGGGAGACGGGTGCGGAACAACCTCCACATGCCGGATAGTTTTTCTCCTTTTAAGCGAAAATACAGCTGTCCTTTTGCGTAGCTTTTTTGTGGATCACCTTCGGGAAGCCAAACCCCGTAATCCCAAACGATGACATCACCAGCCCCGTACTGCCCCGCGGGGATGCTCCCTTCAAAGCATAGGTAATCCAGCGAATGATCTTCTACGTGCACTGCCAGTCGTCGCACTCGTGGGTCCAGTGATGGTCCTTTGGGGATTGCCCAGCTTTTTAGCGATCCATCAAGCTCTAAACGAAAGTCATAGTGGAGGTGACTGGCATAGTGTTTCTGTATGCAATATTGGCGGGGACGTTGCATTGGGAGGTCAGGGTCTTTCTCATGCTCCTTTGCATTCAGTGACGGTTTCATTATGACCTCTTCGCATACTTTATTTGTTCATCTGCCGCTTCTGCAGCCATGTTGTTTGAGAAGGTCAGTCTTTGCGTAAGTTCATCCTTTTTTGACTGTGTCATCACAGATGAATTTCTGGCGACTTGAGAGCTCAAGTCAGCGAAATAACTCGAACAATTGAACGTGTTCCTTTGTCTTTTCGTTATTCGGCTATCAAAGCAGTGGCTCGGAGAAGGTCCTGAGATGAAAGGAGCTCCAGATGATTGGTGTCGTGATCCCGGCGCATAACGAAGAGCGCTTTATAGAAAAATGCCTCCGGTCAGTCATTAAGGCTGGTTGTCATCCAACGCTTCAGGATGAGGTGAGGATATCTACCTGCGTAGATCCTCATTCGCCCGGCCCTTGCTGCGCGCAATCAACTCGAGGTCGCTGACTTTCTTGCGCAACTGCGAAGCTTCTCCGGCTTTTTCACGCTCGCGGGTTCGGCCTGGCTTGCTAGGTTATCGGCTCGATGGGGGGGAGGGCGCACGGGTGGCAACTACTCCTGCCACGTCCATGACTTGGTGCTTGTTGCGGCTGGCTCACTCTGCCTAGTGGAGGGTGGCAATGCGCCGGTTTTCGCCAATCCTGATTCGGTCCAGCGCTCGGTTGAGTGCGTCCAGGGCATTGAGCAAGGCTTGTGCCTCGGTTTCCCGACCCTGACCCCAGAGGCGCTCGGCCATCTTGTTCAAGGCCTGGATGGAGCGCTCGATATCGGCGGCAGTGACTGCCTTGGCATCCTCCGGCTCTTTTCTAGGCATGGGCTGAGGCCTCGATTGTGGTTTGCTGGCGAACTGGATGATGGGTTTGCCAGTGTTCGATGGAGGGCTGTTTCCGGTTCGGTCTGGCGAGATTCATGGAAGGCCTGTCACTGACGACATTTCAAGGCCGCGGCTTGTATGTCGGAGGCGCTACCGACGTTGACGACGCTCATGCTGTCGGCGCCAAGTTCGGCTGCTTTATTGAAGGCCATATTCAGCGCGTCCCCATTGGAGGAGCCCTTCACGGTAAATGCCGTCAGAACCTTGCAGGCCTGTGCCGAGGAGGCCGTCACCAGATCGACCTGCCTTCCTGCTTCCGTCAGTTGTGTGGTGCAAGCCGAGACCGAAGCCGCAGCGACGACAAGCAAGACAAGGCCACGCAGATTACGCATCACTGAACACTCCTGTCGACGAGGTTGCCGGCCTATCCCGGCCAGCCAGCCCCGGGCAATCATCGCGAGTACATCGCCCACCAGAACACATGGCCCAGGATCGAGATCTGCTGTTCCTGGATTTCGGCGAAGCTATAGTCTTCGTCCGGATGTTCATCCCGATTGAAGCTGCGCAGGCGCAGCCCGACCGGCAAACGGTAAACCTGCTTCACGCGCAACTGGCCATTGTGGTTGAGTGCATACATCTCCCCGTCGACTACATCCTTCAGGGCATTCCTGCCGACGTTCACGCCAACGGTTGCGCCGTCGCGCAGCACCGGGACCATGCTGTTGCCGCTGACCGACACGCACTTGGCGTTGTTGAACTGCACCCCGTTCTGACGCAGATCTTTCTTGAAGAAGCGCAGCCGGGCGGTATCGCTTTCTTCGATGACAAACCGGCCCGAGCCTGCAGCCAGCTCCACCTCGTGAAGAAAGGGGACGTAGACCTCGTTGTCATCGAGCGGGGTCGCATCGTCCCAGGTCTCGATATCGTCCAAATGCACGCTTGGCTGGGTGCGTGCCGATGCGGTATCCGCGGCCTTGAGCAT